TTATCCTTGAATAAAAGAAATCCAATAGCTAGAATTTTAAAGTGCTTTACACCAAAGACAATTCCAGATAAAACTAAATATAGGAGAAAAGAAAAACATGTTCGGACAAGGTCCTTTTGGGAAAGCATTTAATTTATCAACAAAATTAACTAATGGGTTATGCCCTACCTGCGATCAGGAAAGATTATTCATTTCAATTAATCCTGAAATATTTCGTTGCACAACATGCGGTGCAGATTGCAGACAATATATTAATGGAAGTATAAAATATTTACCCGCTTTTTCAAAACCTACTGAAATAAACAAAGATGTCAAAGGCACCTAAGTGGGGCGTTAGTAATTATTATAAACAAACCAGAAAAAAAAGACCAGGACGTCATAAAAAAAAAAGAAACAAAGATGAAAAAAGGATGGGAAGATATACCCCGAGAACTGGAACTTAAAAATGACTAAATTTACTTTAATAATATGGGTGTGCTCTTTTTTAGCAGGTAGTCCCACTTGTCTACCTCCAATAAAGGTTGAGAAGGTATATAATAGCTGGTATGAATGCTCGCGTGGAGCGTATAAAGAATCTACATTAATATTATCAAAATTAGGATATAAATATGTTAATGACAACCAAATTTCTACAAAATATGGTTGTCAGGAACTACCACCCACGATCTAATTCCTATCTGCCTTAATTCTGCCACATTATTGTAGTACAATTATATATGGCGCGAAAGAAAAAAATAAAAGAGTTAGAAAAAATAAAAAAAGAAAATAAATATCTACAAGAAGCAGTAAAATCTTTATCACTTTATAAACAATTAACAGATAAATGTATGGAATCCATAGAAGCTCCAAAAAATATTATAAAACATTTAAAGTTTACAATGAAAAATATACGACTAAAAAATAAAAAATTGCTTGAAAGAATTATAGGAACATCCGGTAATCTCAATGTCAAAGGAATTTGTCCTGTGTGCGATATTAATTTATTTGAACCAAAATCTCCAACTTTTAAATTAAGACCGAAAGAATCATCATTATCCTGTGCTATTAAAAATTGCCCTATCCCAGAGAAGGAAAACTTCGATATGAGAACTGCAGAGGAGAAAAAAACCGAGGAGGAGAAAAAAACCGAGAAAATTAAGGAATAAAAGAAATGTTAAACGGAAAAGATAGCCATACCTGTCCCATTTGTAATGAATTTACCAGTTATGACGAATGGGCTGATAATTATTCGTGTATAAATTGTGGGCCAGTAGATACCTATTTTTTAATTGACAATCATATAAAATAATGGTATAATAGTGCTTAAAAAGGAAAAAAAATATGGACAAAGAAAAATATAGAAATGTTTCATTATCAAAAGATGCTTATGCAGTACTTATTAAAATCTCTAAGCTTCTTCTTCCTGACGGAACTAAACTTTCGATCAGCAAGACGGTAGAAGCAATTGCTAATGAAAAATTAAAGAAATTAAACGGCATAAAGAGATAAAAAATGAAAAAAGATGTGATGAAGCAGGCATTAGAACTGATGCCGGGACAACTTAAAGAAGAAATAAAAAGTAATTTAGAGAATCCTAAATCTTATACACGTCTATTTGTAAAAATACTTGAAAAAATAAAAGACGCAAAGAAGGAGAGTCCAGAACTTACAGCACTTAAAAATGCTATTTTAAAAATTAATAAAGAAAATTATTCTAAAATAACCGAACAGAGTGTTTCTAAAACTCCGTCTACTTTAAATGCAAGGGATATAGAATACTGGCTTCAAACAGCTAAGAAGAAAGATCAACTCATTTATTATACAGGTGGAACTTTTGATAAAAGAAGTGTTAAAGATGAATCTGTTTTTAGAAAGGCTAGAAATCTCGCTATGGATTACGATAATATTTCTTTTAAAAATAAAAAATATCAATATCGAGGAAGTGTAAAGGGGGAATGGGGTTGTAATTATAAAAATATTATAACTTTAGTTCAAAAAAAAGTGGCTAAAGAACAACGAGATAAAATATGGGATGAATATAAAAAGGAATATGTTCCAGGAAATATTATTTCTTATCCTATCTACAATTATATAATGATAAAACAATGAAAGAAAAATTATTAAAAATTACACAAAAAATTAGTACTTGGCATATAAGTATGTTTAAATTTCTAACTCGCAAATCTAAAACCAGTGTGTTTTTTACTTGGCTTTTAGTTTTTATTTGTCTGTATGAAATTTTTGAACATATTTTTATACCTTTATTTTTAATCTGGTGGGGGTTTAGATGATTTGTGATAAATGTAATGGAAATGGTTTCACCCTTGTAAAAGGTGAAACGATTCAATGTAAAAAATGCAAGAGTCAAGGAGAAATAAAAGAAACTCTAACTCCTCCTAAATATTCAGATGATGATTTAACAAACATTTACCAGACCCTGTATGAAGCTTCCCTTAAATTAAGTGAGTCTAACGATCCTGGAATGGTTGCTGCATCGCTCATGGCTATCGGATCACGGATCTATAAAACTATACTGACCCCCGAAGACTATGATAATATGATGGAAAAGATTATAAATACTGATGTTCAACCCTATAAAAAGGAGACACTCCAATGATTAAAAAAATAATTATATTTCATTTTATTCTATTTTTAATTATGGCTTTATTTTCATGTGCTAAACCGGAACAAAATAAAAAAGTTATAGGACAAATTTTAAGAACTACTTTAACACAAGGATTGGATTTTTGACCTGAATGAATAGAATATTTATATTTATATTTTCTTTTCTAGGACTTATGACCTTATTATCCCTATATGTGTTGGTGGTAATATTATGAGCCAAGAAAAACCTAAATGGGATGGCACATCCAGAGTTTCAAACGACAACTATCGAAAGAGATGGAATGAAATTTTTAACAAAAAAGGAAGTGTAGTAAATACTGATGAAAGTTTTAAAAGTAAAGACTATTCTACTTTTTTTGCAACAGATCCAAACAATGAGGAGTACGAATGAAAAATAAATATTTTATAAAATATTTTTCTAAATCGGATGGTAAGAAGATTAAAAGACCGTACGATCCAAACGCAGAAATGCAACATGAGTTTATTGCAGGAACAGGAAACTTGTGCAAACGTTACTGGGACACGAAGAAGAATGGATTGCGCACGGCCAACGCTCCATGGACCATTTCGGTTAGGAAATGAGAAGCAATAAATCTATTAGAGAAGGTAAAAAAGAAATCATAATAGATTTACGAAATAAAGGATATAGTTATGGACAAATTAGAAATGAAACAGGATATGGTAAAGGCTCTATTTCCTATCATTGTGGCGAAGGGCAAAAGGAAAAGCAATTTGAAAGAACTGAAAGACAGAGGAAGGGATTTAAAAGAAAAGTTTGGGGATTTATCTATGGTCAGCGAAAGCCAAAAAAACCTTTTGTTTATGGAACAACAGAAATTAGAAAAAAGGGACGAGAATTTTTCTATGGTAATAAACGAAGAAAAGCTGGTCAAAATATGAAAATAAAAAAACCAAAAATCTGGATATATTTCGGAAAATTGTTTCCTGGAATTACATCTAAAGAGAAAGAAGTCCAAGCTGTCAATCAATGGACTGGAGAATTAGATTATTACGATAATGGTGAACCTATTATGTTTCCATTTGTGAGAGGTAAATTAACTGGTGAAATTGTAAATATTAAAGGAAATAATATTCACGTAGATCACGGAGATGGTGATAACACCAATAATACTATTGAAAATTTTACGTTGGTTAAAGATTGGGCTAATCAAATGAAACATGATGCGCCTAGTTATAAAATTCTATTTGAAAGAATAGAAAAAGTACGAAATACTTTATTAAAGCATAGATACGTTTGGGACAAATGAGAAAAAAATTTCTAGAATTTATATATCACTGGTCCAGTAAGCTTCATGTATGGGCCTGGAATGAACTATACGGGAAAAGGGATAATTTATACTACAAACAAAAAGGAATAATTAATAATAAAGTAAAATTAAAAGAGGTTAAAAAAATAATGGATGACGTAGAAGACTATAACGCTGAAAATGACGTTCGTAAAATAATAAAACATGGTAATGAGCAATAAGGATATAAGGGAGCATCATAAGATGGTAGATAAACTTGAAAAACAAACCCAGGTCAAGGGATTGAAAAAATCCAATAAATACAGCTATATACAGGGAACACGAATCACGGATCACGAAACAGGGACCAGGGTTTATGACTTCCAGGGGGCTAGACTTCCGTCGGTAACTACTGTATTAAGTGCCACAAAAAATCAACAATTTTTAAAAGACTGGAAAAATAAAGTTGGAACAGAAGAAGCAGAACGAATCACGAATCTATCATCAAAGCGAGGGACTGCCATGCATAAATTCCTGGAGTCCCATATACAGGGAATTGGCTACGATGATCTTACGCCAATCGGATGCGAGGCGAAGCCCATGGCCCAAAAAGTTATTGAGATGGGTCTTACGTCTATTGAGGAGTACTACGGGTCGGAAGTTATGCTACATTACCCTGGGCTTTACGCTGGGTCTACTGATCTCGTATGTAATCACAATGGTCTTGAGACTATTGTAGACTTTAAACAAAGCAATAGGCCAAAGAAAGAAGAGTGGATTTATGATTACTATATGCAAATTGCTGCATACGCCATGGCCCACGATGAGGTTTATGGATCTAAGATTAGACAGGGAG